TACTGCACCACCGAACATTGCTCTTGCATGGGCATCAAGCAGTTCTCCGCTGGCAAGGCTATCCGATGCACAGCAGAATCCTGTGAGAACAAATCTGAGCCGTCCTGTGACTCTTGCAAATGGTACGCAGAGCCGGAGGGCGTGTGTGTGAACGACCAGTCAGAACACGTTGCAGACTTCGTGTGGGACGAACGTGGATGCAAGGAATGGGAGAAAAAAGAGAATGAGTAATCTTGGAAATGCGTTGATTGTGGTTTTAGCTTCTTTTCTGGTTGGAACATTTATATGTGGGATAGCATATCTCATTGAAAAAATTTTGATATGGGATATATTTTTGAACGAAATTTCCGATGAAAAGATAAAGGTTCTTGCAGATGCAATTCTCCACGTTTTTATTTTTTTGACTGGGTTTGTGGTTTTATATACGATGTACAAGGAGGGGGTATAAAAATGACAACAGGGGAGAAAATCAAGAAACGCAGGCTTGAACTCGGTATCACGCAGAAAGATGTTGCGAAGATGATCGGAACGACCGGTGCGTATGTCAGTGCCGTTGAAAAGCAAAAGCGTAGCGTAAAAAAGGAAACGCGACTGACAAAGTTTGCGGAAGCCCTTAAATGTAGCGTTGATGATTTAAGGTCAGATGTTCCTAAAGGTATGGTAGACCCCGCCAATGACGACTTCGGAGCGGTCTGCAACTGCGCTGTCCGCTACTGCTTGGGCAGACGGTCATATATGATTAGCCTTGTCTGCGGATACATCACGCCGCTTCTGCCGGAGCTGACCGACACGACGCTTGGTTGCTTTGAACGTGACATTAAAGAGCGCAAGCGGACAGGCTTTTTTGGCGATTCTTACGACCATGAGATGTGGGATGCGTTTTACAAGGCGGTTTGCAATGAGATTGAAAGGAGAAAGGGCAATGAAAGCTAGACCGATTGATGCCAATGCACTACGGAAACGCATCGAAGAATGGATGCAGGAATTAGAGCAAGAGTTTACTGTCGAGTACGCCTACATGGGATATGCGCTAGATGATGTGCTTGATTACATCGACACCGCACCGACTATCGAGGTAAAGGACAATGGCTAACACTCTTTGGCATCCAGCAAGCGAACCGCCACGAGAGCGGACGCAGCCTTTGTTGCTTGCGATTAAGACAACGTGGCACGATAAAGATGGAAAAATGTTGCAAGGAATCTCGCCGACAGCGTACTTTCTCGGCTGTTACGCAGACGGTCAGTTCTGGGATGAGATAGGCGAGAGACTGCCGAAAGATGTAACGGTGACGCATTGGATGGCGTTTCCGATGGTATGAGGTGATGTTATGAATGAATGGATTAGCGTAAAAAATAAACTTCCCAATGCTGAATACGGCGAATCTAAAGATGTGCTGACAATAAATTCTATGGGTGTTATGCGAGTAATGAACTTTGATGGAGGATGCTGGTGCTATCCGACTATGGAGCCTTACGCCAGTGCATTCAAAATTACGCACTGGATGCCCCTTCCTCAACCGCCAAAGGAGGCTTGAGTATGACGAACAAGAAGTTTGGTATCATCATTATGGACTTGAGCTTTTTTGATTTTGGGCCGAAGCCACCTTGCGGGTACATCAAGGCAAAACATATTCGCCCAGCGTATGGCAAAGGCGAAAGATCTGTAAAGGCGCATAAGCGAATCACGAGAACGAGAGAGGGATTTAGAAAGTGAAAAAGCTTAAATTTCCTGAGGATTTCTTTGCATACGAAAACCCGGACTGCCCTGATAAGGATATTGAAAAAGCCGTAAACAGGATGAAGAACTGGATGAAGGGCGAGACCTACAAGAGCAACCCTTGGTTCTTTATGGCTGCTGGCAACTATCTGATCGTAGGCCTGATTGCTGAGGATGGGCAGAAAACAATCTACGTTGCACGGCAGTATTATGAGATAGTTAACATTCCGGGCGAAGGCTGGCTGCGTGAATCTGACGCTGAGTGCCTGTTTTAAGGAGAATTAAAGATGGAAGAACTTAAAAGATGCCCGTTCTGCGGCAAGAACTCAGTTTACATTGGCGTGTGCGATGATGAAGGCAACTTTCATGGTCGTTTGGGATGCGAGTACGAACAAGACCCGTGGAGCGGGCTTTCTTATGACTTGCATCACGAAGGATGGGGCAAATGTATCCTTTGCACGGATGGAGACAATCAAAGCATGGGTGGCGCACTGTTTGACACGGCAGAGGATGCTATCGAAGCATGGAACAAACGCTACAAAGAGGATTGAGAATGGACAAAAAACGAGACAGCTTTACATTCCAACGATACTACTTTGAAGCCATTTCCACGCTGAAAAGCAAAGAGAAGTTGGAACTCTACGATGCAATCTGTGCATACGTTTTTGAAGAAAAAGACGCAACTTTGAACTCAAAAAAAGCAGAATCTTGTTTTATTTTGATTAAACATCTGCTCGATGAAGAATGGAAAAGAAGCGATATTGCGTCAAAAGGATGGTCTACACGAAAGTCAGCTCATCCTCATGTCATAAATGAGATGAAGGTCAGCTCATCTATGAGTTCAAAGTCAGATGACAATGAACCCATTGTATCAACTGACAGTCAGATGAACGTCAAGACATTGCCGGAGAGCGCAGTCAAGAAGAAACCTGACATCTTCTCCGACTTTGCTCATGGCGATAAAGCCTTGTTGGAATCCCTGCGAGAGTTCGCACAAATGCGTACAAGAATCAAGAAACCTATGACAGACCGGGCAAAACAAATGCTCTGCAACAAGCTGGAAAAGTTTGATCGGCGCGACTGGAAAGCCATTCTTGACCAGAGCATCTATGCTGGATGGCAGGATATTTACGCATTGAAACAGGATGACCAGTACGAGCAAAGTACGGAGATGGAGTTTCCTAGACTATGACAATGGACGTTCAAACGGTATTTATCGGTGCGCTAATGCTCTGCAAGCCGGGCGTTGCGGATGAAATCATACCAGACCTTGAACTTGATTTGTTCAGACCTGAGCTGAGAGACGCTTTTGCGGCTGTTCAGGGCTATTGGACGGCTAGGGGCAAGATAGATATAGTCGAGATAAACACGCAGCATCCAGACGTAGCGCAGACGCTCTTAGCGTGTGTACAAACCTGTGAATCAGAGTGTGTACGAATTGACAGGGAGCAGATGCAGCGTTGGGCACAGCTTATCAGAGAGCAAGCTGCACTCACTCGTGTGCAAGGTCTGGCATTTCAGATGACCAGCGAGCTTACCGACTATTCTGATCTATCAGATATTTACCAGCAGATGGGCGAAGCAATGAGCCTGAAAGCTGAGGAAGAAGATGCGTGGACATACGAGGATGTGCTGAACGACTATGTGCTTCACATGGACGAGAAGCCTGTGTATATCAAGACAGGCCTAGAGCGTCTGGATGAAGCGCTGCACATTTCTTCGGGTGATTTCATCATCATCGGCGGCAGACCGTCTGCGGGCAAGACAGCCCTGTCCTTGCAAATAGCAGCAAGCATAGCAAAGCAAAACTACACCGTGTACTATTTCAGCTTAGAAACCAGCAAACGCAAGCTGGGCGCACGTCTGATGGCTAATCAAATATACTGCCCTTTGGACACGGTGAAAAATAAGGCGGTCAGCTTGAATGAGATTGACGGACAGGCGAAGAACATGAAGATGCCCCTATATATCCGCTCCGCTGCCGGAAAAAACGTGGCGTGGATGAAGGCTCAGGCTCTCCGTAAAAAGGCTCAGGTCATCTTCGTAGACTATCTTCAACTCATCCACGAAACAGGCGCAAAGGACAGATATGCCGCCATTACATCCATATCCATTGCCTTACACGAGCTGGCGCAGACCACAGGCATTGTCGTGGTAGCTCTGGCGCAGCTTAATCGAAACCCATCCAAGCCCGGAGCAACGCCTACTAACTCCGACTTGCGAGAGAGCGGTCAGATTGAACAGGATGCAGATGCAATCATTCTTCTGTCCGGCGATAACCCTGACAAGTACCTGTTCCGGCTGAGCAAGAACAAGGAAGGCGAGATAGGCGACCTCCCCATTACGTTTAACAAGCAGATTCAACGGTTCCAAGAGTATACTTGGATGGACTGAAAGGAGAAACACTGTGACTAGAAAGCGTTTTAAGAAATTGATGATGGCGCATGGATGGTCTGCCAGAAAGGCTGAAAAAGAATCCCGGTGGGCTATCCAGTGGTGGCAAGCCAAAATTGTAAAGCAGCCGGATGATGACTGGAAGTCACTCGGCGCTTATATCAGCAAGTATCTAAAAGATTATTATCGGGTGAATGGCTCTTACGATGCGCTCTATTACGTTCAAACTCAATTATAAAAATGCAGTGGCTGTCAGCAATGGCAGCCTTTTGTTTTTGCTAACTCCACGAGAAAGTCTGTTTTAAGGCGTTTTGGATGCTAGGCGATAACTTTATCGACTTAATCACGAAAACGCGCCACAGACGCTCGTAGGCGGCTCTCCGTTGATGCTGATGGTATATCTCAAACTATACCATGCGATTAGAACGATGCAGAAGCGGGAAGAACGAATTTTCAGGGTCAGACGTGAAAGTTATCGGGTTAGCCAGAAAAACGCGGCAGACAGGCTCCTACACGCCTTTCCGGCGATGATAGCAGCCAGATTGGTGAATGACAGATACTATTTGTCCAATCGCAGGGCTGATTGAAATGAAAAAACGCTTCGACTATCACTTTCGGAAATGGCTTTCAAATTTTTGTCCCCTTTCCCCCTTGTTTCCTCTTTCCCCCTTTTGTCCCCCTCTTTCCCCTACAACCCCTATTACCCCCTATAATCCCCCTAATATCTTCCGTGCTCCCCCTTTCCCTCCCTGTGTGTTTAGCGCGTCCGCGGGCGTTATATGCGCGAGCGCGCGCGTTGACGGAGCCGGGTGTGCCACGATAGTTCAAAAGTGAATAAATAACAGTTATGCGAAATTGCAAGCTGGTTCTTTCCCCCTATAACCCTCTATCTCCATATAACCCTCTATCTCCAAAAGCTACACCGTTAGCCAGCAGAGCAGACCGTAGGCAAGAATTGGCGTGAGGTTCGGATTTGTGGATGGTCTACGACTATTTCACATGGATAATTGACTTCATTTTGTAGTCGGCTTGATATGTACAAATGTTGCATAGCGGTATGAGCGGTTGATTACAAATTGAAAGCGAATGACCAGCTGGATAGTCTTATTAGATAGTTAAAAGTATTGAGGTATTGCCGAATAAATAATCCTAGTCGATTGATATGATATGGTTGTAGTTGTCAGTAATTAAATCGGAGAAGAACTAACCGAATCAGATGATACAACTATTCCATTGGAATAATAGTTAAAAAGATTGAGTAATTGTTTGCGACTATTATAATAAGTACGATGGATAAAGATTTTGAGGTAATATGATGTGGATTAAAATTAACAGGTGTCAAGACACATACTGATTTTTGGGGATGTCTGATGGCTTAGCGACTATCGCATCTCTTTTTCTCTAAAAGGCGAACGACTATTTCACACAAAAAATGCACGACTATTTGACGATAGTTCGCAAGAAAATGCTGCGACCATTACTCTACGACTATCAGCGAACCACTCATTACTATACGATATATAGGACTTTCAAAAGCTGGTCATCTGACGACTTTACGACTATTCTACGACTATTTTATCGGAGAAACTACGACTGGTGGCTACAACTATTCCAGAAGCGATTACGACTATTCCAGCCGAAACGCTGCGACTATTGCTGGCCTCTATTGGCTATCGGGCGAAAGCCCGAAAAGAGATACGGCGGTAGCCGTCAATAGTTCCGCGCCGCCGTGCCAGGAAGAAAGCATAATACCGGACGTGTGCCAGGCTAATGCCAGGCGCGAGAAGCCCCGCCGGGCTGGCATAGTCGGCGATCTACTGCACCCTTATATACCTTATTATAATAGGCGGGCTGCGCTGGTCTGCACAGT